GTGTGTTTGGACTCAATTGTTTTTCAAGTTATATTGAAAACAAGGGCACATGTTCTAATTTCGTTTGGGATAAAGAACCTACGCAAGAAAATATCCTTGATGAGATTTTAAAACTCAATGGAGTAAAATTATGAATGAGCCAAAAAAAGCGGAGAAAGGCAGGTGTAGCGTCTGCGGTAAATATGCTGTGATTGAAAATGGCGTTTGCAATTTGCCAGTTTGCCAAAGACGGATAGAAGAAGGGAGAATCAAAAATGGGAAAGCTTAACAAAATAACAGACAAACAAATGGAAGAATTAGCGTTAACAGGTATGGGGTATAAGCAAATCGCCATCCAGTTCTGTTGTTCAAAAAATACAGTGGCAACGAGACTTAACCGTGCAGGCTTTAGAAAGCGTCAGCCGTACAATAAAGCAATCTCTGACGATCTGAAAACAAAGATCATTGAAATGCGCAGTCGCGAACAACCGTTGTCTTACATGAAGATTCAGAATGAGATAGGTGTTAGTGCAAATGCTTCACGCGATATATGGAATAAACACTTAGATTCCCTAAAGGTGAGAGTATCAGAGCCGCCCATCCGCGCTTTGATGAGGAGCGTGGATAAGCAGGCGAAGAGAGTTGTTAAGAATTGGAGTAAGGGAGGGTGAGTAATGCATAAAACCATAAACTATGAAATTGGTCGTAAAGACGATCAGGAAAAAACACAGTACAATCTAGTGCCGCCGTTTGCGTTGGAAGAAATAGCTAAGGTGATGACTTATGGTGCTAAAAAATATGCTCCTGATAATTGGAAGCACGTTGATAACGCAAAGGCTCGATATACATGCGCTGCAATGCGTCATATTGAAAAGTTTAGGCAGGGTGTAGAAAATGATGGGGAGACAGGATTACCGCACCTTGCACATGCTGCGTGCTGTTTGATGTTTATCCTTGAGTTGAAGGATGAGTAAGATTACCGAAGCAAGTCGCGGCTCTGTTTGCATACGTTGCGGTTCTAGTGATGCTTATAGCTGTCATTACAATGGAAAAAGGCAGATGTCATACGGAAAAGGCAGGGGCATAAAATGCAATGACTTAGCAACTGCTGAATTTTGCTATGAGTGCGACCAAAGATTTAGCGAAGGCTCAATAGATCCGATATGGGAAAGCAAGTGGGAGAGGTCAGAGGAGTTTTTGCACTGGATAATGATGACTAATATAAGACGGGTTAAAGCAGGGGTACTGGAGGTTAAGAAGTGACTAAGACATTTCGTACAACTCAAGCTAATCAAGGTGATGTACTGCCACGCATAGAATCGTTTTTACGGGCTTGTGATGCTGCTATGATAGTCACGGTCAAGAAATACAAAGCAACGCGGTCAGGGCAACAGAACAGGCGGCTACATAAGATTATAGGCATGTGTGCGAAGGAAGCAGGCTACACAATCGAAGAAATGAAGCTTACCTTTAAGACTGAATTACTCGAACCCTTAGAGATTTTGAAAATTAAAGGTTACCGAGTGCCAGTGTACAAAAGCACTGCACAGATGAAAGTGGCAGAGCTAAATTCATTCATGGAAGGGGTTGAGAATTTGGCTGCTCTTTGGTATAGCGTTGTATTGCCAGCGGAAATGTGATAATATAATGGATATAAACACAGGCGATAAAGTTCGGCTTCTATCTCACAAAGACAAAGCAGAGTATGAAGTACATGGTGTGCAATTTATTTATTTAGACTTTGAGAAAGGCGAGGGAGAGATGCATGTTAGGCTGCTTACAAAAGCGCATGGGCAAAATTGGTACGCATTGATTAAAGCGAGTGAGGTGGAGGCAATAGAATGAACAAGACATTTAGCGACTTAAAAGAAGAAATAGCAAGAGTAAAAACTATTGAGGTGGAAGGCTTTGATAATGATTGGGTGTTGAGCCGATTTGGACGAGACCAAGCCCTTATAAACGTCAAGAAAATCAAACCGTACACCGACCAATATGCTATGATAGTCAGATATTTAGTCACAGGTTATTGTGATGCTTCTGCTTTTGCTGCTGCTGATGCTGTTTTTGATGCTGCTAATGCTGCTGGAACTGCATGGGCTACTGCGTTAGCTGCTGGGGCTGATGATTACACCCATGCAATAGAATGCTTAACTACACTCGCGGACGAGTATCTCGCATTGTTGGATGAGCGATGAGCGTGCCAAGCGAGCATCAAGAGCAGGTCGCTTTAATGCAGTGGGTGAAACTAAATAAAGCCCGATACCCAGCACTTGATAATATCGCAGCAGTGCCAAACGGTGGAGCGCGGCATATTGCAGTGGCGAAGAAGCTAAAAGCGGAAGGTGTATCAAAAGGCTATCCTGACATCCTACTAGACTACCCATCAAATGGCTATCACGGGCTACGCATAGAGATGAAACGACAAAAAGGGAGCTACGCAACAGCCGAACAGAAAGAATGGCTGGCGCGGTTGAACAACGCAGGATATAAAGCAGTTGTGTGCAAAGGCTGGGTAGATGCGAAGGAAGTTATTGAGGAATATTTGAATTTATTGGAAAATTGATTTAATATGTAGCGAAATAAACGAAAAACAGGTGATGTTATGCAAGAAGCTGAAAATATGATGGAAGATAAAGCCGAGGGCGGCATGGAAGAAGGCACGTCAATCGAACTTTTAATCGCTCCAGATGGCACTATGTCTGTCACAAGTGAAGATGAAAGTGAAAGTGAGAATGAGTCAGAAGAAGATTATAAGCCAGCCAAAAGCTTGGATGAAGCATTGATGATGATTAAGCAGATGGCTGAAAGCGTCTTGGGTCAATCAGGTCAGACAGAAGACGAAGCATATAAGGCAGAGATGCAGCAGCCAATGAGTGGCAAGTCATATTGAGCGTCACGATTGAAGTAGATGCGGAGGAAATGCGGAAGTCTTTAGAAGATGATGGTGTTGAAAAGCTTGCTATCGAGATACCAGGGGCAGTCAAGATCGCAGATGCAAAGTGTTTTGAGTGCGGTAAAGATGCTTTTGATGATGTTGATGCAATCAAGCTTGCAGCACTGCTTGAAGGCGCGGCATACATGCACACGCTAGCTTGTGTTGCACTGGATAAAGGCGATGATATTCGCACGATGAATGTGCCAGATATGATCAACAAAATGATTGAATCGTTTGGAGGGGATGATGAAGAAATTTCTAGGGAAGCTTGATAATGACACATGGTTTTATATAGTGGTGTTTATCGTATCAATGATCGTGTTAGCACGGTCAATCTAATGCTTTACATGCTAATTGCTATTGCAGCAGGGTTTACAGCACAGTTAACAGTAGTGCTAGGCATGCCTTTGGGCATTGAACCAGTGTTATTATTCCCTGTGTTTATTGCAATAGCAGTTTACGGCATGATAAAAGTTAAAGGAGCGTGAAAATGGGTTCAATGCTAGAGTATGTTAAGAAAAGAAAAGAATCACTAGGTTACGCGGACAATGCGCAGAGTTCGCCACCTAAGAAGAAAGCTAAGAAGAAAGCCAAGAAAAAACTATCATACGATATGAGGTTAGGTATTGCCATGTCCGATGCTGATGCAGACGTTTACATGCAGAAAAAAGGGCTTAATCCAGCCGATTATGACATGGAAGGCATGTAAATGTTTAATAGTCTAAAGTGCATGATTAAAGGGCACGCCATCGTTGAAACACAAACCTTATCTATTGTGGCGCGAAGAATAGCGTGTAAACGATGCGGTAAGATGTTCGCAATGAATGATGGTATGCAGGTTGTTAAACCTTGGACTCCAGAGTTTCATGCTATGTATGAAGGGCTTGGTGTTGATATTGTTTATCAGGATTGGGAAAAGTAAATAATGCGCCCATCAAAATACACCCCTGCACTGGTAACTGAAATATGCGAGAGGTTGAGTAATGCAGAGCCGCTTGCTGTTATTTGTAGGGATAAACACATGCCTTGCGTGGATACAGTTAGAGCGTGGGGGAAGAAGCGTGATGATGTTTCTCTTGCCATCGCGCACGCACGCGAGAGCGGAGAAGACTACTTAGCAGCGGAATGTCTTGGTATTGCTGACTTTGCATCGAATGATTACATGGAGCGAGAAGGTGAAGGTTCAGAGGGTTATCGCCTGAATGGTGAGAATATACAGCGTTCCAAGCTGCGTATAGACACAAGACTCAAGCTACTGGCTAAATGGAATCCTAAGAAATGGGGCGAAAAAGTAGCTATCGGTGGCGCAGAGGATTTGCCAGCGATCAAGCAAGATGTGAATGTAACCCCAGAACAGGCATATATGCTGGCTATTGAAGGGAAAAAGGCAGATTCGTAAGTTACTGAAAAATAAAGGTAAAATGATTATGCTCCACTACGGATATACAGAGGTTGTTAGATGACTAAAGCATTCAGTTTCAAAGACCCTGACTACGCAATTATATTCAATGAGCGGCTTAATAAGCTTAAAAACCTACGCAGCAACCCTCAATTAGTTCAAAAAACAAAAGAGTTCTATGCTGAAAACCCCGCACAGTTCATTTATGACTTCGGTATGACGTTCGACCCGCGCAATGTAGAGGTTGGATTGCCAGCATATATACCATTCGTTTTATTTGAGAAGCAGGAAGAATATATTAACTGGCTGTATGATTTATGGAAAGGGCGCGAAGATGGGCTGGTAGAGAAGTCGCGCGACATGGGTGTATCGTGGCTATGCGTTGCGTTTGCCGTATGGATGTTCCTATTTCACCCAGGCACAGTTGTTGGGTTCGGCTCACGTAAAGAGGAATATGTAGATAAAATTGGCGATCCAAAGAGCCTATTCTGGAAAATACGCATTTTTATCAAGATGCTTCCAAAAGAATTTATCCCAAAAGGATGGGATGAGAAGAAGTGCGCACCATTCATGCGTATTATTAACCCTGAAAATGGTTCGTCTATTATTGGCGAAGCTGGCGATAACATTGGACGCGGCAACAGGACTTCAATCTATTTCAAAGATGAGGCAGCTTTCTTTGAGCATGCAGACGCTATTGATGCAGCATTATCGCAAACATCTAACTGCAAGATTGATGTATCAACACCGAACGGTTCTGGCAATGCGTTCTATCGTAAAGCCCACGAAGGAAAGATAAGCAAATTTGTATTCGATTGGCGTGACGATCCACGAAAAGGTAAGGATTGGTATGACAACCAATGTAAAATACTGGATAAGATTATTGTTGCGCAAGAAATAGACAGGAACTATGAGGGTTCTGTATCTGACGTGCTTATTGATGGTGAGACTGTAAATGCCGCAGCTATGCGCGGAGCAGCGGACGTTGAAGCTATTGGTAAGCTATATGTAGGCGTTGATGTTGCTAGGTTTGGTGATGATAGCAGCGTGATAACATTCAGGCGCGGAAGATTACTTATCAATCAAATTGTTCTGAATAAGATGGATACAGTTCATGTAGCATCCACTGTAAGAGAAGAGATTAAGAACTTTGGCGAGAAGCCTTGCCAGATTGCAGTTGATGTGATTGGCATTGGCTCAGGTGTTGCGGACATGCTTAGGGCATGGTTTCCAGATGAGATAAACAAGCGCACTGGTAAGAAAGTAAGGATTGTGGAAGATGTAAACTGTTCTATTCGGTTAAGTGATGGCGAGCATTACAATCTAAGGGCTTTAATGTGGGATGAGATGAAGCTATGGCTTAAAACAGCGTCAATACCAAATGACTACGACCTTAAAAGCGAACTTACAGCCTTGAAATATTTTTATCGTGGCGGAGAAATGCTTTTGGAGAGCAAGGATTCAGCTAAGAAGCGTGGTGTTAAGTCGCCTGACAGAGCAGACTCGATAGCATTAACGTTTGCAATACCTGTTATGCCAGAGATTAAGGCTAAGATGCCTAAGATAAAAGCTCCAAGAATTACGGTCGCAGGGATGGGAATATGATTCAAGGTTTGTAACGCCTAACCCCCTTCGGCGTTATAGCCCTTGTTAGCGTTGCCGCAACACGCAATAAACGTAAGGAAGGTGAATATGAAAGAATACGTAAGAGCAAAAGAATTAGGAACAAGCATCGGTGTATGCCAAGCGACAATTTGGCGTTGGGTCAGGCAAGGTAAATTACCACAGCCAATACGACCTACGAAAAGGACTTCACTATTTGATGTTGCAAAATGCATGGAAGCATTAGAAGCAATGGGTAGTGGAACATGAAAAATTTTAATTAGGAGATTGACATGAGTAAAAGAGTTTTTCTTGGTGGAACTTGCAATGAAAGCACATGGCGAAACCGCATGATGATTCATCTTTACGATGAAGGCATGGAATATTTTAATCCCGTTGTGGATGACTGGAATGATGATGCGATGGAGAATGAATTGCGTGAGCGTGAAACGTGTGATTTTTGTCTTTACGGAATAACGCCAAAAATGACAGGAACTTATTCTATTGCAGAGGTCGTTGATGACAGCAATAAACAACCAGAAAAAACAATTCTTGTATTGATGCGAGATGATGGTAAAGAGCATTTTACAGAGGGGCAATGGAAATCTCTTAATGCCGTAGCTCGAATGGTTAAGCGGAATGGTGGGATGGCTTTTGACAGCTTGAAACATGCGGCTGTTGCTATGGCTGCTTTTTAATATACTTGCATTTATATTTTTAAGTATTTACTATTGCATGCGATGCCATTGTCGCTAGACAACGGATAGCCCATAGATGGGGGTGTGCCTTAAGTGGTGCATCCAAAAATTAGCCAACGCTGTGAAGCGTGAGCAAACAATCGAAAGATTGCCCTTTGATGGAGTGTTTTTTTGAATACTGATGTTTCAGACGATACGACTAAAGCAGAACATTCGCACGAAATGCTGCGTATGCTGGCTGACCGTCAGATGATGAAAGAGCAGCGTTTAACCAAGCTGGGTGAAGCAGTTGGTAAGAAGCGCGATGCAGCAGTTAAAGCAAGGCAAGTATCAGGTATTGAGCGCATCTGGACGGAAGACGCTGAATACTACGAAGGCATTGACGATTCTAATCGTGCAAATAGCGAATATACTAAATCATTGTCGCCAAATGGCGGACTAACAAGCAGCGCATCAGCAGGAAGTAAAGAAGAAAACGGCGAATGTACTGCATTTTTCAATGCTATCCGTCAATTTGTTGATTCAGCATCAGCAAGAATGGGTGATATTCTATTACCTGCCACAGACTGGAACTTCGCAATTAAAGCAACACCTATCGCAGACATGGATAAGATTCGCGGATCAGTTCAGCAAGTAGTTGATAATAATAATACTCCAGTAAACAACCCAGACGGAACACCGCACACATTAGGTC